ATCGTGTATCGGCAGACATAGTTGATCGTCTCCGGCGTTATGTGGCCGATCTCGGCGTTTCCGAGGTGCCAGCATTTTTCCAGCGTGGCGCTGCGGAAGTAAGGATTCCCATTCTTTGTGCGCCACCCGTACCTGTCCTCCTTGAAGTCGACTCCGAATAGCAGCTGGTGATAGTGGGGCCGTCCGTACTTGTCCCCGTACTCGCCAACGGCGAGGAATTTGTATCGGCGGTCCCCGAGTTCTTTTCGGAGTCGTTTGTTGAATAGCTGGAGGTCTCTGCGGAGCACGTTGGCATGGCCGCGTTCGGCGATCGCCTGGTCCTCGATCGTGAGCGTGATGAACGCTCCATGCGTGACGCCCAGCTCGTCGCGCGTCATCTCTAGTTCGTGCTGGCATCTGATTGCCAGATCGGCCGCCTTCTGGAGGCGGCAGTCGGGGCAGCCGCCGCACGGAAACTCCAGGTACGTCTCGCCTGCCGGCGAGTCGCTGGCGAAGGTCCTGCGGATCTTCCCTCCAGCTCCTCGCCGGCCTGCGATCGGGCTCGTACAGGGCACGTTCTAGAACCGGTACCCGCCCCGCATGGGCATCGGTTTCATGGCCCGGACGTGCGTGTGCTGCCCCTTGTGGAAGGCCTTTTGGGAGGCCTTCCAGCTCATCTTGGTGCGCTTCATAGCGTTGCCTTTCTGCCCCACAGTGGGGCGCTGACCAATTGATCTACTTGTACTCAATTGGTCTGAGTGACACCACCGCCATCGGCGGGGGGGGCACTCGGGGGTGTGGGGGTTTCCCCTGTGACGAGCTGGGCGGGATGAACGAATTTCGAGAGTCCGAGCTGCTCCATCGCTACTCGAGCTCCGTCGTCCTCGAGCATCTCGAGGAACGTTTCCAGGTCGTTGTTGGCGAGCGCTCGGATGGTGGGCGGTAGGGCCATGAATCCCTCTTGCGCTCGCTTCATCTGCATCGCGATCGTCGCTCTGTCGGTGGGGATGTTGGAGAAATCTCCCCACGTCGGTACTCGTGCTCCGGGCGGGATGTTATGCACTCCGCCGTAGGTTGCGACGATGATGTTGATGTTGGCTGCGTCTGCCTGGCTCTGGTCGGTGAGGCTCTTTCCCGTGCAGTAGTGGTCCACCTTGAGGCCGTCCGCGTGGGTGCGGGCCTTCGGCCAGGTGACTGTTCCTTCGGTCGGTGATGCGGTCTTCATCGGTGTCTAATCCTATGCGTTTCGGTGTGGCCGGTGATCTTGCCATGCCTGTCATGGCTGATCGTGTCGGTGGTCTCGGTCGGCGGCGGTCCGAAGGTGTCGCGAAGGGCTCCGGCGCTGTGCGCCGCTCCTGCGGTGCCCTGAGCCGCCGAGCTGAGGGCGTTGAGGTATCGCAAACTGGTTGCGAACCATCCGCTGCCCTGCGTTGGGTCTGCTTGCTTCGATTCCGTGTCGATTTTTCTTTGCTGCAATTCCTCCAGCGCGATTTGCGCGTTGTGGCCGGTGAGGCGTCCCGCAGCGGCTGCTGCGAGGGCGTTGGCCTGCTTGAGTTTGGTGTCCTCGTCGGTGTTCGCGAGGTCCTTTTTCATCTGTTCGAGTTGGTAGGGAAAGCTTATCTGGTCCTTGTTTCGGTTCCAGTCGACGGTTGCGGCGTTGGCGCGGTTCACGTCCGCGCTTGCTTCCAGCGATCGGATTTCGGTTCCGAGTTTCTGAGCTTGGAGGGCGGTGCTGGCTGCGCCGCCTAACGCTCCGATGGCGTCGCTGGCGGCCCCTACGGCTCCGGCTGCGCCTCCGGTGCCCTGGCTGGAGTCTATTCCCATGAAACCGGAGTTCGGTGTTGCACCGACCGCCAGCATTGGGTTAAGGCCTGCCTGCCTGAGCGAATAGACTTGATCTTGGTAGATCCGTCTCCTGCTATGCCGCGCTACTGCGGCGGCGTCGTTGACTGCTGATCTACTGCCCATCGAAGAATCCCCTCAGCGTTTCCCAGAGTTCCCTGAGCCATTCGAGTGCGATGCGAAGCTTTTCCACCTGGTCGTCTCCTTAGAAATGGTCCATTAGGCCGGGCACCGAGTAGGTGGGCATTGGTCGGACGTGCTTGTAGTTGAAGTGGCAGTCGAGCAGGAAAGGCGGCTCCGTCGTGATCGCCATGACTCGGGTCATCGGCGGGTTATCGACGATGAACGAGCTATTGAGGAGCGGCATCGCGCCGAAGTTCTGCGCGAGGTGCCATGCGTCGAGCGGGGTCGGGTCGGTACTTCGGAATTTCCCCGTGATGAGACTCGGCTTGTAGCGGTATTCCGCCCACCGCTCCTGGTAACCGAAGGCCAGGCCGTCGGCGATGGTGCCCTGGGTATAGAGTTCGGTGTTGAGGATCGTCTGCTCCCCGAGGTGTGCGAGGACGGGTTCGAAGAAGTCGTACCTCGTTAGTCGGTTCCACATCCTCTGAGTGCCCTGCTGATAGTTGAGATCAGCGCGAACGTTGACGAATCCAATAACGTATTCATGCTCCGTGAAGCTCTTGCTGATACCCAGCGCCTGGCCGACTCCCACGCTGTAGGCAGAAAGTCTGCCCTGAGGGAGAGAACCAGTCGTGCTCGAAGTCTGGGGCACAGCGTTGACGGAGATATTGATCGTCCCTCCTCCCAGGAATTCAGGCCGCTGCTGGCGCATGTCTGGTGAGGTGACTCCGAACCGAGCCAACAAAGCCTCCTGGTACCTGGTCCCAGATCGTGCATCTCGCTCTTGCAGTCGCTGCATCTGAATCGTGGTCCGAAGCTGGTTGATCGTTGCGCTAGTTGCCCCAGAGAGGTCGGCGAACAGTGTGCCGTTCGGGTCGTAGATAAGATTCGTCGGGGTGCCATCGATGAGTACTCCTGTCGTGCCAGTTCGGCTGAGCTGGCTGTTGGCGCCACCGATTAACGTGTGATCGCTGGCTTTGCGGATCAGGCCGCTGTTGAAGTTGGTCGTGGACAGACTGACGGGTGCGCTGGTTCCGAGCGGCAGCGTCACCTGTGGCCCCTTTTGAGGCCAGGGGAGCGCCGACGTGAAGTAGTCGTGCCTCTTCTGGCGGGTGAGCATGGGGTACGAGGTTTCCGCGTCGGGACCGTCGCCGAGCGGAATCGGTAGGCTGTTCTGGAGGTTCTGATCTCGATAGAATTCGTTCCAGATCAGCAGCGCGGCCCGGAAGGGCAGCGCGTTTACGCTATGCGTGGTTCCTGGTGTCGCCAGGGGAGGGATGCCGAAGTAGTCGGCCATCCCGTAACGGCTGAAGCCGTTGGTCGGGCTCACGAGCTGCGGGATGGTGTAGACCGTTGAATCTGAAGGGTTGACTTGCTCCCCCTGGAAATTCTTCCAGTGGGTCCACACCAGGCGGTTGGGAACCGACCAGCAGTGGAAGTCTAGATAAATGTTGTCCATTACGGGGAAAACCATCGTCGCGGCTCGACACAGAAACGTGGCGTTGAGGTTGATGGTGTCGCCGGGCAGCATCTCGTCCACGAAGACGGGATAGAGTTTCTGGACGTCGATCGTCGTCTTGTAGTTGAAGGATCGGTTGAAGGCCGAGCGCTGGACGCTCGGGCCGGGCACGTTGGCGAACGTGTGCTGCTGGTAGGTGATGTTCATTCCTGCGGTGGTCTTCACTTTTCCCCTCGATGCCTCCGTTCGGGAGGCGGTGTCAGTTGGAGCCTGCCGTGGGCTTATGGGCAGGCCCGGATGTGCAGTCCGGGGCCTTTGGAGCTACTTCTTGAGCGTGTTCACGTCGATGACGTGAACGTGGACGTGAGTGAGGAGTGCTCCCGTGGTGGCGTTGAAGGTGCCCACTTCGTAGAGAACGAAGTCCTCGGGATGTTGAGCCAGGTCTCCGTCAGGGTTCTGGCGCATGGTGTCCTCGATCATTCGTACTGCCGCGCCCGCTGTGGGCGCGTAGAATGGCTGGTTGTAGATTTCTGCTTTGCGGTCATAGATCGTGAATGCAATGTTATTGGTGTTTGCCATGTTAGTTACAGTTCTCCAGTCTTTCGTAGATTTATTCTTGATTTCGTTATTAGTCGCTTGGCTTGTCGTTTCTTATGTGTGTTTTCGTCCTTCCTCTCCACGGCTTTTTGCCTCCGCCGTTCTTTTATTTCTGCCATCTCTTCTGGCAGCGCTTCTGATAATTTTGCTGTGTAGTATCGAGGCGGCTTGGCCTCTCTTCCCTTCTGAATGACTCGATCGTGGTCTATTAGTTGCCACCCGTACTTCATGAGCCATCCATGTCCGAGGCCTTTGCCTGTTCTTCCTCCTCTGCTCATGAGCGCGAACTGCTCAGCGCGCTCTGTGACTTCGCCCGTTCGTTGGTCTACGACCTCGACGGGCTTTCCTTTGAGTTCGCCGGTCTGCTTCTTCATCGTGTATCGGCAGACATAGTTGATCGTCTCCGGCGTTATGTGGCCGATCTCGGCGTTTCCGAGGTGCCAGCATTTTTCCAGCGTGGCGCTGCGGAAG